GTATATCAGCTTATAACTACTTCCAAAATGGAGGTACTTCATTATTGGTAACTAAAGTAGCTTCAGGTTCATTTAGTCCTGCAATTAGTAGTAATATATCTAGTAATGTAGAAAGTGGAGTTTTATCTACAGATGCAAATGCTTTATTATCTTCATTTACAAGTGTAAGTGCCTCAGTAGGTGTTAATACTGGAGTAGGAGCAACCGGTAGTTTATCTGGAACTGGAGCTATATTAAATGTAACATTAGATACTACATCTTCAATTTCATCAGTAACAGTTACCAATGGTGGTTCAGGATTTGTAGTTGGAGAAACTTTAACAGTACCATCTGCTTCATTAGCAGGAGGAGCTGCAAATTTAGTATTTACTTTAGATGCTGGTGATATAGTAAATACAAATGCTTTTACATTAGAAACTATAGGTGAAGGTGAGATTATGAATAGTACTTCAACTGAAGGAACTAATGGTTCATTACCTAGTGGCTCTGTTGATAACCTAAGATGGGAAATTGTTAATCCTAACACAGCAAATGGAGTATTTAGTGTAGTAATTAGAAGAGGTAATGATATAACTAAAAATAAATCTGTATTAGAAACATTTACAAATGTATCATTAGATCCAAAAGCTCCAAATTATGTAGCTAGAGTAATTGGTGATCAAAAATTAACGAAAGCAGGTTCTGGAACTGATATCTATTTACAAACCACAGGTAGTTATCCAAATGCTTCAAGATATGTAAGAGTAAGTTCAGTAAACTTAAAGACACCTGATTATTTTGACAATAATGGTATAGCTAAAAATGCATTTACATCTTCGATTCCAACAGCACAAAGTGGTACATTTGGAAATGCTACAGGAGATATCTTAACAGGAACTGGAAAATATTACAATAATATTAGTAGTGGAGATACACAAGGATTAGTAGCTGATAATTATACAGATGCTATTAATTTATTAGCAAATAAAGATGATTACAGATATAATATAATCACAACCCCAGGTCTAATTTACGATAATACACCAACACCTCTAAATACACTAGTTTCAAATGTTGAAAATAGAGGAGATGCAATTATTGTAATGGATCTTGTAAATTATAGCTCAACTGTAGTAGGTGCTACAACAACAGCAGCTAGTATAGATAGTTCATATGTAGCTTCTTATTGGCCATGGGTTCAAATTACAGATCCAGATTCAGGACAATTAGTATGGGTTCCAGCTTCAACAATGATTCCAGGAGTTTATGCTAATAACGATAGAACATCAGAAGCATGGTTTGCACCTGCAGGTATTAATAGAGGTGGTTTAGGAAATGTAAGACAAGCAGAACGTAAATTAACCCAAGCTAACCGAGATACTTTATACACAGGTAAAGTAAATCCAATAGCAACATTCCCAGGTAGAGGAGTTGTAGTATTTGGACAAAAAACACTACAAACCCAAGCAAGTGCTTTGGATAGAGTAAATGTAAGAAGATTATTAATTGAATTAAAATCATACATTTCTCAAATATCTGATAATCTGGTATTTGAACAAAATACAGCGGCTACAAGAAATCAATTCTTAAGCCAAGTAAATCCATATTTAGAAAGTGTTCAACAAAGACAAGGTTTATATGCTTTCAAAGTAGTAATGGATGATAGTAATAATACAGCTGATGTAATTGATAGAAATCAATTAGTAGGAGCGATTTATATCCAACCAACTAAAACAGCTGAATTTATTTATTTAGATTTCAACATTTTACCTACAGGAGCTACTTTCCCAGCGTAAAAGTTTGAGAGATTAATATTTATAATTAGATAAAAAAAGAAAATTAAAATAAAATGGCAGTATTAAACCCAAACGAAATATTTTTNACAGCATTTGAGCCAAAACAGACAAATCGCTTTATTATGTATATTGATGGTATACCATCATATGAAATAAAAGGGGTAGGTGGTATTAACGTAACTCAAGGAACAGTACCTTTAAATCATATAAATGTTCAACGTTTTGTGAAAGGTAAAACAACTTGGGGTACTATATCATTTACATTATTTGATCCAATTACACCTTCAGGCGCTCAAGCAGCTATTGAATGGTTAAGATTACATCACGAATCAGTAACTGGTAGAGATGGTTATTCTGATTTTTATAAAAAAGATTTAACTTTCAACGTACTAGGTCCTGTAGGAGATGTAGTATCAGAATGGATTATTAAAGGTGCTTTAATTACTTCAATCAACTGGGGTGATTATAACTGGGATGATGCTGATACAGCAGTTAATATTACAATGGAAGTTCAACCTGACTACTGTGTATTAAATTTCTAAAACAAATTCTGTCACATATTTTTAAGAGGAGCTTGGCTATGCCAAGCTCTTTTTTTATATTTACATTCAATATCATAAGGAAAGTTCTTTAATATTTTAAAATTTAAAAAATTATGGAAACATTATCATTTATTTTAGGTGTAGGTGCTGTTATGGCTATTGTTGTAATAGTGGTTACGTTTATGAATAACAAACAAATTAAAGAACTAAACAAACAAATTGAAAATCTAGAATCAACTGACAATAATATCTATAATAACATAGATAATTTAGAAATCAGGGTTTTAGATGTTATTAAAGAAGTTGATCTTAATCAACGTAGAGAAAATGAAGAAATTGTTCGTTTTGTTGATAGTAGAGTTGATAAACTAGAAGACAAAATTTATAAAAACTTCGATATTAAACAAAATCAATCAAATATTTATTAATTAACCTAGGTTAAAGAATTTTCCTTTATGATATTTATACACGAAATTAAGTTATAACAAAATAAAATTTATATGAGCGAATTTAAATTTCCAACTGAAATGGTTGAATTACCTTCAAAAGGTTTAATTTATCCTAAAGATCATCCTCTTCGTAGTGGAAAAGTAGAAATGAAATATATGACTGCTAGAGAAGAAGATATTCTTAGTAACCAAAATCTTATTGAAAAAGGTGTAGTATTAGAAAAATTATTAGAATCTTTAATCCAAGGTAGATTTGATACTAAATCTCTTTCTACAGGAGATAAAAATGCTATCTTTATAGCTGCTAGAATTTTAGGATACGGTAAAGATTATACATTTACATATGATGATAAAGAAATAACAGTTGATTTAACAACAATTGAATCTAAACCTTTTGATGAAAACCTTGTTGATGAAAATGGTTTTATAAATTTTACCCTTCCAAAATCAGAAACTAATGTTAAATTTAAAATTTTATCTGAAAAGGAGGAAGATGATATAAAAGTAGAAATTAAAAATTTATCTAAATTTAAAGGAGATGGAAGTGGAGAAGTCACAGTAAGGCTGAAACATCAAATTGTTGAGGTTGATGGTAATAAAGATAAAACAGAAATTAAAAATTTTGTTGATAACTATATGTTGGCTCAAGATTCTAGAGCATTAAGAAATTATATTAAAGAAATTTCCCCAGATGTAGATATGTCTTATACATTAGATGATGGGAAAGAAATCACAATCCCAATTGGTGTGGGTTTTTTTTGGCCGGATCTTTAGAAAATATTCAATCTTATAGAATTTCATTATTTCAAGTTATCCATGAAATTCTATTTCATGGTAATGGTGGATATGATTATGATACTGTTTATAATATGCCTATATGGCTAAGAAAATTTACTTTCACAACTTTAAAAAATTGGTACGATCAGAAAGCAGAATCAACATCAAAATCTAAATCTAAAAATACAATAGATATAGCTAATCCGGATAAATCTAAAATTCCTAATTCACCTGTAAGGAATCCCCCTACATATGTTACAAAGGCATCAAGAAAATGATGCCTTTTAATATTTATAACAAAATCACTTGGTAATGGAAGGATTTACACCCGAAGATTTAAAACGAATTATAGAAATTAAAAATGTTACGGATAATGTTAAAAGAACTTTTAATAGTTTAAACAAAGAATTTAAATTTTCCAAAGAATTAGTTGCAGCAGTAAGTAGTGAATTTACTAATATTAATAGAGGTGCAGATCAGTTTGTAAAACTTCAAGATGAAGCCTCAAAATCCTCTAGCGCTACTTTAAAAGCAATTAAAGAACAAACCAAGCAACAAAATATTGTAAAAACCCTAAACATTCAAATTGATGAGTTATATACTAGAGCATTAAAATCAACAAATAAAAATCAAAAAGTATTATTAAAGCAAGCTGATATTCTTTCAGTAGCTAGAGATAATGCTCAAAGTTTAGCGTCTTCTTTTGATGATCTAGCAAAATCTTCTTCTAAAATAGATAGCAGTACTATTTGGTTTTCTTCTCTTTCAGAATTTGTACAGGATATTCCAGGCCTTAGAAAATTATCAGGTCCGTTTGCCGCTGCTGCTGAGGCGTCAAGAGAAACTGTATTAAACAATGCTAAAAATAAAGATATACTAGAGCGTATAGGTAAAGTAGGAGAAGAATCACTTAAAACTGGTGAAGGTCTTACAAAAGAAAAGTTAAAAGACCTAAATTTAACTGATATAACTCAAGGTAAAACTAAAGAAGCTGCAGCTGAAATGTTAAGGAATGCAAAATCA